ACCTCCTTCAGCAGACTACCCCCGTGACCGCCAACGCCAATCAGCAACTTATCGGTGATGGTGCCAGCGCTCGTGTTGTGGAACTTACATTCACTTCTTACGAACCCCTCTTTTTGTCCCCCTTTCATTTCGCTAATCTCTCGGCGAACCAGATGGGCTTGTATGGCGTGACCAATATGAACTTCATTTTTAATCTCTCCGCAAATGCTACTCGTCTGTGGCGTTGCGGTGCTACACTCGCGCAGATTGCCAACTACAGCGTCCAGTTGACGGCTGTTTCTGGTGCTGAACTTCACTTTCAGATGCTTACCCCTCACCCTTCGCAAATCCTCCCCTCGAAGAATGTGGTGGACTATGTTGATTTCCCGCGTTATTTGACTACGTTTACTAACCCTATTGCCGCCGCCGCCGTGTCTGGAACGAATGTCCTCATCCCCGCTACACGAACAATCCCCAGCAATAACATTCAATTAAATCAAGTCCCCGATATGTTGTGTATCGTCGCCCGAAAGCCGATGTCAGCACAGACTAACCGTGATGCCGACTGCTTCTACCCCATTACTGGTATCAGTATTAACTGGAATAACCAGTCTGGTTTGCTTGCTAACGCCACTCAAGAGACCTTGTATCGTATGTCCGCTAAAACTACGAACCAGACGTGGCTTGAGTTTAAGGGTATTGCGAACAAATACCTCCCTCCAGCCCTAGCCCCAGGCGCGGTTTACAATACAAGGGAACAACTGGTTCAAACCGCAGGCTCTATTTTGTGTTTGCGTTTCGGTCAGGATATCCCTATTGTAGAGGAATTTTATGCGGCCGGGTCCCTAGGTAGTTTCAATTTACAGTTCAATTTATCAATTGAAAATTATGACTTGGCTCCGGGTGATGTTGAAATTTGCTTGATGTGCGTGAATAGCGGTCTGTTTATTACCTCGCAGGGTGTCAGTTCTACTTACACGGGTATCCTCACGAAGAGTGATGTTCTTGCGGCCTCCGAAATGAAGCCCGTGAGCGAGCGCCACCTCCGCCTTGTCGGTGGTGTTGAGACTTCTGCTCTTAACTCCGTTGCTGATGTCGCCCCGAAGGCACAGGAGGCAATTCTGGACGCCGTGAGCGCAGCAAAATCCGCACTTGGTAAAGGCGAAAGCGGTATTGGCGGTCGTATGAAATTGGCCTCAAGGTGCTAATCCGAGAGAAATCAATCGTTTTTATGGTATAACTATGAAATATAGCATAAAAATAAAAATCTAATGATTGTATAACAAAATGGATACGGCTTACAATAGAAGGATAAGTTCTACGGTTGACGCGATTAATCATCGTGCGGCACGCCACGCCCCCGCTAATTTTGTTGGTAGGGGGTATGGTTCTGACTGCGGAATTGATACACAATATCGGGATGTAATGGGCGCGGCATATAACCACCCTAGAGATTTGTCTCGTGTTGAACGAGAGAATAGAGCGGAGGCGGATTTGAAGGCGTTTGGCGGTAATTTTATGGACGATATCGGTCAGGCTTTTAGATACACTCCGATAGGGATGATTAGCGACGCCGCGCAGGGTCGCCCGAATGTTTTGAGTGGCGGTATGATGGGTTGTGGTATTGGCGGTAATTCTGCGACGAATGTGGGTGTCACGATGCCCTTCCGAGAGGCGGGAAATCCGGGCGTGGAGGATTTCGCTAACCCGTTGAGTGGGTCGGCTAAACCGAAATTCCCTTTGGCGACGAAGGTTCAAGTTGGTAATATGGACGGTTCTGGTGAGCCACCGAAAGTTGGTTGCGCGTGGTTTGCTTCGCTGGAGGATTTCAAGGGTGGCCGTAATCGTATGATGGAGAGTAAGAAGATTGGCCGTATGACGAAGATGCCCGATATACCGACGGATTTGACCGAAGATGAGATGATGTTTGTTGAGGATTTATTCAAGAGGAGTAAGGGTGGTGCTGGTTATTATGGTGGTGCGTGGTATAATGACTGGGGTGATTTTACCGAGGCGATTTCTGATGCCTATGATACCATAAAGGGTGTTTGGGAGGATTATATCAAGCCGGTTTTGGATGTGGTTGGTGAACCCCTGAAAGAGGCGCTGATTTCATCGGGTAATCCCTACGGTCAGGCCGCCGGTGGTGTGCTGGAGTTGTTGGGTTATGGATATGGCGGTGATAGTGGCGGTGATAGTGGCGGTGGTAGGCCTGGGATGAGTGGCGGTAGGCCTGGGATGAGTGGTGGGTATGCTGTGAGTGGTGGCCGTAGTGGAGGAGCGGATGTTGGTGTATTTGCGAATGCGAAACCGATACCCGCTAATTCTCTCGGATTTGACCCGAAGTTGGAGGTGGAACAGTTGAACGCGGCGACTGGCTCCACGTCATATGGGGATATGCCGACGAGCAATCCGGTTGGCTCGGGTATGAGTGGTATTGGAGGACGAAAGAGACGTTTGGTAAAAAACGATAGTGGGGCATCGTCCGCCCCGATAAAAATGGGCGAGGGTGAACTGACTGGTGGTGCTTTACAAGATATTATGGCGGCGGTTTTGAACGGTATTATCGCAGGAATATCAGGGGTGCCAGCAGTAGTTTCGTCGGCGGCGAAGAGACTGAAAAAGGCCTATAAACGCGAGGACGTTCAGGTGGTATTGACATACCTAAAAGACCATCCAGATATTTTGATACCGTTTTTGCCAGCAGGAATGGGCGCGACTGCGGTGTTAGGACGACTATTACAGACATACTTGAATATGCCGACGAGGGAAGAGGAATGGGAGATGGTGGATGAGGCGTTGGATGCGGAGCCAGTTGTGGATATGGACGGCGCGGCGAGGAAAGGAAAGGGGCTACTGAAGATAACTCACGGTGGCGGGTTTCAAGAAGACCTTGAAAAAATAACGGCTAATATTAAAGAGCCCGAGATGGTGCTATTTGGGGACAAGGCGAAAGGAAAGGGTCTACTGAAGATAACTCACGGCGGTTCAAAAATGGAGCGTAAGGGGTTGGCGGTGAGTGGCGATAATTCTATGGGTGCGATTGTTGCGGAAAGAGGGTTCAGTAATAAGTCGCAGAAGAAGGCGGCGGCCGTAGAGGATAAGGCGAAGGATAATATGTGGGACGGGACGAAGATGGAGAATGTTGCTGGTCGCTCCGGAAAGAAAATCAATAGTCTTATTCTTCAAGACGCGACGCGAGGGCAAAAGGGCGTGAGTGTGGCTGGAGGGTCGGCGGTTTCGGGTGGAGCGATGTCAGGCGGAGTTCATCCACTAACGCAGGTGAATAACCTGAAGGGTGTTTTTGGTGGTGGTGGAGAGAAGTCAGGAATGAAACGCAAAGGCCAGAGCAACGCCTATTCGCAACTGACGAAGAAGATAATGGCGGAGAAGGGGATGAGATTGGGTGAGGCATCGGCGTATATCAAGGCGAATGGATTGTATAAAAAAGCATAATCCGATGGATGAGATTATTATAATAGACGAAATTTGTAATAAAAACAAAAGTCTAATTCTATTATAATAAAATGAGTAATCGTCATCGTGGAACAGATAGCGACCGTGCGATGCGGAACCGGCAAATCGCGGAGGCGTTAGGGGAGCAAGCACACGCGCAACAGAAGTCATTTTTACTGAATTTCCCTTTCGTTCAGCAGAATAAAGAAGAATTTCTCCGTCCCGACGAGTTAGACCGTAAGACGGCGTTTGAATTGAGTGGTATGTTAGATAAGATGGCATCGTCATTATCACAGGCAGTTTCATCTCTCGCAATCCCAGCGGAGGCAGGTAAACTGACGCAGGGCATCAGCGAATTTCTCTCGGCGTTCAATCGGGCAACGGCATATGTTCGTCTGTATGGACGCACGGGTAAATTATCAAATCGCGAGGAGCAGGCAATACAGGAGAAGTTTGATAGTGTAAAACCATCTTTAGAGCAGATATTAAACGCCCACGCGGCAGGCAACCCTATTCCAGAGTTCAGGGCGGTATTAAATGCGTATGATAATATTAATAATAATGACCTTCGTCCAGTAGAGTTTTCGCCCCCACTTGATATTCCGCAACCAGCACAACCAGCACCAGCACAAGGCGCGCCGGCACAACCTTTATTACCGATTGTAGGACCGCAAGCACAGCCTATAGGACAACCAGTAGGACAACCAGCCCCCCAGCAAGGCCAACCAGCCCAACAAGGCCCCCCACAACCAAATCCATTATTGATAATACCAGCAGACCTATTACTTCAGGCACAGCCACGCGCGGCGGTGGCGTGGATGAGGAATAATGCGGATTTAGTCCCGCAAAATGTAATAGATGATTATCAGGCCGTAGTGGGTGACCCCCGCGCGGAAGTTCGTGTTCTGGTGAATTTTGTGCGATTACAAAGGGCGTTTCTTGATGAATATAATCGTCAATTAGCGGCGTATAACGCGGCACAGGGAATACCCGTCGCACCAGTAGGACAGCCCGCACCAGTAAACCCGCAACAACCAGACCCCGTTCAAAGACGACGCGCAGCGACGGAAAGGAGAGATAATAGAATAATCGCCACGTTAGAAGGAAATAGACAAGCATTAGCGCAGGCACAACAGGCATTAGCGGCAAATGCGGGACTACCACGACAGCAAAGACAAGACCCCCGACAATTACAGGATGCTATAAATAGGGCGGTGGATGCGGTGCGTCTATATGAGGGTAGAGCAATACAGTATAGAATTGCGAATATCCCGTATGACGTGAATATACACGGGCCACCCACCCCGAAGCTTGATGGTAGAGGAATGTATGGAGGTGTATCAGCAGATATGGCGGGAATGGATGACGAGTATCTGGACTTGGTATTACACGATGGTTTTGAGGAAAGAGGAAATTGGAGTGGAATGATGAAAGCACTCGCAAATATGCCGACACACCCCTACGGCGCAGGAATAGAAGCGGAAGAGGGTGAAGAAATGCCGATAGGTGTATCTGGTTCATCAAAGCGGATGGGATTTATAGGAGAAGGCGACCTTGTATCGGATGATGAGGAGCCAGAGGAGGAGATGGAGGATGATGATGAGTATGACCGAGAGATGGCCGGACGCGGACAGTTAGACGACGTCGCCGAGAGAATACAGGCGAATAGACAGAAGTCCGAATT